TGGGGGGGCAATGAAAGGAGGAAATAACGCCAGTAACGGAAGTGGTTGAGAGCATGACCGAGCTTCAGGCTCGTAAGTGGAACTGGATTTGCGACACACTAGAGGAACAGCGTCGCAACCTCGAAGAGCAGCGTCGCTTGGAATTGCGGCGGCAAATCATCGCCAGGATTGATAATTATTTAGCTGCTCGTTCCAGCCCTATGCAAGGGCTGGGGCACGTTTTCGTTGAGCAGGCGGAGCGCTTCGATATTGACCCCAGGCTCTCTGTTGCGATAGCCGAAGGGGAAAGCTTCTGCGGGAAGTGTTGCTTCGCTCCCTACAACGCTTGGGGAATGTTGGCGTATGGAAATTGTGGAAGCTGGGAAAACGGTATAAGGCTGAATGTGGAACTTCTCCACAAAAACTGGGGAAGCCCAAAGACCGCTTATGATTGTCCAGGGTATTGCGTTCCCGACCACCCGTGGATGGAGAACGTAGATGGGGTGAGGAGGGCGATATGAGCGAGCTGAAATGCTTGGAATGTGGAAAGCCCCTTAAGGGGCAACAGCGAAAGTTTTGCTCGAATCCTTGTAAATGGAAATATTACACCAAGCGGGAAGCAAAAGAGCGGCAGGTGGAGACGAGGAAGTGTAAGGAATGCGGAAAGGAGTTTCAGGTTGCCGAAAACTCTCAAAAAATGTATTGTTCCTCTGTTTGTAGATATGTTGCCAGGGACAAAGCGGGAACGGTGGAACACGAAGATATAGAGAGGGCTTCCACGGAAGACCTCATAGATTCGTTGCATAATCGGGGCTATTTTGTCCAGAAAGTGCCGCTCAAACGAGATGAAAAGTTCTATTGGAAGTGGCGTGGAAAAAAAGTTAAACTAGGAATCGTAAGCGATACACACCTGGGCAGCCAGTATCAGCAGTTGTCTTGTCTTCGCTCGTTTTACGAGCACATGGCGGAGGAGGGGATAAAAAAGGTGTTACACGCTGGGGATGTTTGCGACGGAAACGGCAAGGTTTACGCGGGGCATGAGTATGAGATATTTGTTCACGGTGCAGATAAAATGAGGGATTACGTCGTTGAAAATTATCCCAAAGTAGAGGGAGTGCAAACTTATTTCATCGGCGGCAATCACGACTTTTCATTTCAGAAGTCAGGGGGGATGGACTTCGGGGCACAGCTAGCGGAAAGGCGAAGCGACCTCCACTATCTTGGCGACCTTGGTGCTTATATCAACATAGCTGGCGTGAAATTTTACCTTCTCCATCCCGATGGTGGAATTGCTTACGCTAGAAGCTACAAGCCCCAGAAGGAAATAGAGCAGTTTGCCCCAGAAGCAAAGCCGAGGTTCTTTTTGTGTGGGCACTGGCATGTTACCAGCTCGTTACCGCTATACAGGAACGTTACGCAGTTTTCGCTTCCTTGCTTCCAGGCGCAAACGCCTTACCTCCGCCGCAAGAACTTGAACCCCGAGATAGGCGGGCTCATACTGGAGTTCGAGCACGATCAGGGTGAGGTTAAAAATGTTACGCCGCGATGGTATAATGTTTACAGACCGAAGAAGGAGGATTACTGACGGTTGTTGTGAGGCATACTAAAAGATGGAATAAGGGAATTGAGGGGCGAAATAAAGAAACTAGCGGACGAAGTGGAAAAACTTAAAGAGGAGGTAAAGTATGAGTAATCCTGAAGCAATTTCCTTGATAGTAGGAATAGTTATACCGCTCGTTATAACAATAATCAAACAGGCGGGGCTTGAGCGTTGGGTGAACTTCGTAATCACCATCCTTGTTTGCACCGCTGCTGGAACAGCTACTGCTTGGGCGTGCGGGCAGTTGAACCCCGCCAACATCCTTGGGTCAATCGCTGCCGTGTTCGCCGCTTCTCAAGCGGTATATGCGGCGTATTGGAAGGGCAGTGAGGTTGAGGAGAAGGTGAACGAGGTAACGAGTGTTATCAAGTGATGGAAAGGAGGCAAAGATGAAGAAAGAAGAAGCAGAAAAAGGGGAAATGAAGCCATGGAAGGCGATTCTTATTTTGATAGGGATTATAGCGGCGGTGGTCGTTCCAATTATTCTCGTAGTGACGAATAACGCGGGCGTAATAGCGATACTTCTCATCGTAGGGTTTGTGGTGCTTTTGGCGGTAAGTCCCCATCGCACCGTAACGGTGGAATTAACAGAAGAACAGGAAAAAGGGTTAAGAGACAAAACAAATGACAATAATGGGAAAAGCCTATAAAAAAGTTATAGACTTCGGAAGTTAGCGACAAGCGAGATATATGTTTCGTGCTACGGAAATGACGTATAATGTAATTATCGTAGCATAAAACATACAGATATCTATAAGTGTTGGGGAATTTATCCACTATGAGAGCGAAAGCGCAAGATAGCAACGAGAGCACCCTCCCCTTCCAGCAGTGCGCGGTAAGTGGTTGTAGGGATTGGGGAGACCGACATCACATCAAAACACGAGGAGCGGGTGGGAGCGACGACCCCGAAAACATCATCTACCTCTGCCGTGTTCATCATGCGGAATTGCACGCAATCGGCACGGAGAAGTTTCTCGCGAGGAGGAGATTGAGCGAAAGCGACCAGGAGAGATTGCGTAAGAGATATTGAAAGCACGTGTGTGTTTATAGAAGCACGCGTGGTATAATACAGGTATTATGAGTGATGACGCGATACTTGAAAAAAGTCAAAATTGTGAAAAATCGGGAAGAATCCAGAAAAATACTCGTATTTCTGTTAAAAAACAAAATGCTATTGATTTATTGCTGTTAGGGAAAAATCATAGTGAAGTTGCCGAAGCTGTTGGGGTAAATCTCAACACTATAACAAATTGGGTGAATCACGATGAACCTTTTGCCATGGAGTTAAAGCGTCGCCGTGAGGAAATATGGGAAGATTCTATTGAGAAATTGCGAGCGCTTACGAAACCCGCAATAGAGGTATTGGAAGAACAGTTGAGTTCGGATAGCGAAAGAATACGCCAAGCCGCCGCTGTGCACATTCTTCGCACAACAGGGCTTTATGATTCTAGCTTATCTCTGGGAAGCGGCGAAATAACGATTACCGTCAAGGACGAGACAGTGGAGAAAAAGAATGAATCCTACTAGGCAAGTTGAAGTGCACCTTCCTCCACCCCACCCACACCAGTTAGAGGTTCTTAACTCTAACGCAAAGCGCATAATTGTCCGAGCTGGGAGGCGTGGAGGTAAGACGACTATGGCTTCAAGAAAAGCAACGCGTATGTGTCTAAATGGGCGGCATATTCTTTACACCGCTCCCACTAGCGAACAAACGAATACCTTTTGGGCGGCAATATCGCGATATTTCGCAGAGCTTATAAATGGGGGAATCGCGAAGAAGATTGAGACAACCCGTGAGCTTTATTGCAATACAGAACATGGGCTAGGTAAAATCAAAGCGAAAACGGCGTGGAACGCTGACACAATGAGAGGGGATTATGCCGATTATCTTATTTTTGACGAGTGGCAGCTTACAAGCGAGGACGCGTGGGACTTTGTAGGTGCTCCGATGTTACTCGACAACGATGGCGACGCGTTGTTTATTTATACTCCGCTTTCCCTTCGAACGATATCCCATAGCCGCGCCAAGACTCTCCATGCGGCAAAAATGTTTAAGGAAGCACGGAACAAGAAAGATTGGGCGGCTTTCCACTGGACAAGCCATGATAATCCTTATATCTCACGCAACGCGCTGGAGCGGATAACTGAAGACATGAGCGCACTTGCTTTCCGCCAGGAAATACTCGCGGAAGACATAGAGGAGCTCCCAGGTGCGCTATGGCGTAGAAATATGATACAATATAAGCAACCTGGTGATTTACGCCGTATAGTTGTAGGTGTTGACCCCGCGGCTAGCTCAACGGATGAGAGCGACCATACGGGGATAATAGTTTGCGGAGAGGGAACGGATGGGGTGTTCTATATTCTTGATGATTTTTCCATCAGGGGAACACCCGCGGCATGGGCGAGACAAGTGGCGAAAGCGTATAATGAATACGAAGCGGATAAGATTATTGCCGAGAAGAACCAGGGCGGGGATATGGTGAGAAGCACAATCGAAACCGTAGACCCTTCTCTTCCTGTTCGGCTCGTTCACGCTTCCCGCGGCAAGCTCGTGAGAGCTGAACCTATTTCGGTGCTATACGAGCAAGGGAAAGCATTTCACGCGAAACCTCTGCCGATGTTAGAGGAAGAGATGTGCACTTATGACGGTTCGGGCAATTCTCCCGATAGGCTCGACGCGATGGTGTGGGCGATGACCGAGCTTACTCACGCGCGAGGAAAGGCATTTGCGGCGGTGGCATAATGAGCGAACCATTTGCGATTATCACGAGCGCAGGGCAGGTTGTAGGTGAGAGGGCTCTCAAGGAATACTCTCTCCACCCGAAATCGAAGCAGCTCTCCTATGACGTGTTCTATAAACAATATGGCACGCTTGGGCTAGCTGAACCTCATTATAAACTTGAACAGCTCGCGGGGCTGATGGAGGTAAATACCTTCCACGCCCGATGTATTAAGACGAAGGCGAACGATGTCGCGGGAGTGGGGTGGGAGCTCGCGCCTAAGGTGGATAACCCTGACGAGGCGCAGAAGAAGACCGCGGAGGATATTCTAGGTAGCCAGTGGCTTTCCCTCACGGACACCCTCGTTCGCATGATTGTAGATTACGAAGCGATAGGGAATGGCTACCTTGAGATAGGGAGGGAGGGTGGAGACCCCAACGGCAGGGTGCTGATGATATCCCATATCCCTGGACACACCGTCAGGGTGCATAAGGACGAGAACAAGTATTGCCAGGTTCGGGGCATGAGGAGAGCGTGGTTCAAGGCATTCGGTTACGAGATGGATGTTGATGTAGGCTCTGGAGAAGAGCACCCGTTGGGGAGCTTACCGCTAGACCAGAGAGCGAACGAAATTCTCGCGTTCCGTTCCTACACGGCGCGCTCCGATTACTACGGCGTTCCCGACGTGCTCCCTGCCCTTGGTTCCATTTTGGGCAACCAGGCAGCAGAGGAATACAACATCAAGTTCTTTTCAAACTTCGGCGTGCCCTCTTATGCTGTTTACATCTCTGGTGATTACGAGCTCGGCGAGCCTGACGAGAACGGTGAATACGAGATAGTGAAGATGGTGCGGGAATACTTCGAGGGGCTTTCAAAGAAGCCTCACTCCACACTTGTGTTTGGTATCCCCTCTCGTGGAGGTGGGCAGGTGCAGGTCGAGATTAAACCCCTCGCCGTGGACATAAAGGACGCCAGCTTCAAGCTCTACCGTAAGGATAACAGGGACGAAGTGTTCTCCGCTCACGGCGTTCCACCCTACAGGGCGGGAGTGGCTGAGACAGGAAGCCTGGGGGGCTCTACGGCGCAAATGAGCGATAGGATTTACTTCGAGAGCATAATCACCCCGCGCCAACGCATGATAGAAGACGTGTTCAATCACTATATCCTCCCTACCTGGGGAGTAACGGATTGGAGCTTCTCGCTCAACCGCATATTCGAGGAGGAGTGGGCGGACGACCAAGCAACCGCGCAGTTCCTCTTCTCCAGTGGGGCGATGACCCCCAACCAGCTTATAGCTTATTTCGGGGAGCGATTTGGAATACAGCCCGACCCAACCAACCCACTCTTGGAAGCATACTACCTAGGCGGCAAGGAATTAGGAGCGGAAACACCCGCGCCATCAATGCTTGAGACGTTCTCGAAGGCTGCAAGTCCCGAAGAGGTGCTCCAGGCAAAACTGGGGGAGCTTTACAACAAGGCGGGCAAAAAGCTCATCTCTAGGCTCAAGGAAAAAGGAATACCCGCGGAGGATTTATCTAGGAAGGCTATGGCGGAGGAATTGAAGAAGCTCACCCCACAATTCCAGGAAGCGGCGTTCGAATTAGCGAAAGAACAAGCCGCCAAAAGCGCGGCGAAGGTTGCCGCGGGAATCGGCACGAAGGTGGGCGAATTCCTGCCCTCCGTCGAGGAGAACCTCAAGAAAACTATTTTCCAGGCGTGCGAACGAACGATGGAACGTGTAACGGGGAACGTGATGGACAACCTCGCTAAATCCTATGCTGATGGGCTGGGGATTAAAGACGCCGCAAACAGGCTTAACGAGGTGTTCGACGGGCTCAAAAACTTCGAGGCAGAGAGAACCGCGCGCACCGTGATAAATAGCGCGCAAAACTCCGCGGCTCATTCCGTTCTAGCTGACCACGGGGAATACCGCCAGTGGATTACGGCGAATGACGATAGGGTGCGGGGGAACGACCCGAAAGATATTGCTGACCATGTTAGCCTCCATGGGTTGATTGCCGCGCCTGGCGAGAACTACCCCAACGGGCTTGCTTTCCCAGGCGATACCTCTGGCGATATCGAGGAATGGATAAACTGCAGGTGCACAGAAGTTCCTTACTTTATGCCCGCTGGAAAGATGGCTCCGCCTGGGTTGCCGTATTTCTCGGAGGATGATATAATTGACATCGAGGTTGAGAGCGTGGAGGTAGAGGAATAATGCCATTTGCGGGATATGTAGATTTTGAAGATTGCGTTGAACAGAATCAAGACAAAGATTCTCCTGAAGGGTTTTGCGCTTGGCTACATTATGAGGTTACGGGGGAGTTTCCAGGGGAGAAGGAAATAAAAAAGATAAAGAAAAGCCGCTCCTTGTTCTCCGCTGCAATCGCGTTCAAGGACGATGAGAAGCGGATAGCATACGGAGCGGTCTTAGTGCCGAACGAGCCTGATACCGATGGGGATATAGTATCCCCTGAAGCGATAGAGTTCGCGGCGCATGAGTTTCTAAAGAGTTACGGTAACATTGATGTCTCGCATTCGCTCAATAATGTCGGCGTTCCTGTGGAGAGCTACCTGCTACCTCAAGACATGGAGGTGGAGGGCGTAGCTTTGCCGAAGGGAACCTGGGTTATCGGAGTGTATGTTGAGGACGACGAGACGTGGGCAAAGGTTAAAAGCGGAAGGCTTACGGGCTTCAGTGTGATGGGTGTCCGTAAGATTGCCAAGAGTAAGAGCAGTAAAGTTACGTTGGAGGACTTGGGCGACTGGCTGATAACTCATGTTAGCCTAGTCGAGGAGCCCGCCGTTCCAAAAGCAAAGTTTCTGGTTGTGAAAGAGAAGAAGGAAGGCTTTCTACAACGGCTGTTGCGGAGGAGCGAGAAGCAAGAGAATACCGAGGAGGTAGTCGAATTGGATGAAGAGCAAGTAAAGGCATTGATTGAAGAGGCGCTTGCCCCTGTTGTCGAGACGCTGAACGCGCTCAATGAGCGGTTGGTTGCACTCGAGGAAGGGAAGCCCGAAGAGGAAGTTCCTAAAGAGGAAGCGCCAGCGCCCGAGACGAAATCCGCCGAGGACGTGGAAGTTGAGCTCGCAGAGGTAAAGAGCGAGGTGGAGGAAATCGAGAAGACGATGAAAAGCCTTGCCGACAAAATTCTCAAGCCCGTTTCTAAATCTTTGCGAGGACAGGATGGAGAGCGGCAAGAAGATTCTTCTTCGAACCGCGACTTGTATGGAAGAAGGAAGTGAAAAAGATGGAAAAAGGCGAAATATTGGATAGGATTAACGCCGCGTTAAAATCGGCAATGACGGTTTCCGATTTCGGATTGGGAATCCTTCAGCCAGAGAAGGCGGAGAAGTTCGTCAGAGCGATGGAGAATGACACCTCCATCCTCCCCGAAGCGCGCTATATCAAGATGAATTCACATACTCGCGATATAGACCGCATAGGGTTTGGGACGAGAATCTCTATACCTGGCAAGGCTGGTGGGGTAACCTACGTTCCCGACGACGATGACATTGTCAAGCCTACTGTTGCAACCAACCAGCTCATCGCGAGAGAAGTTATCGCGGTAGCAGGTATAGAGGACGACTCCATCGAGGATAACATCGAGAAGGCTGAATTTGAGGATACACTCCTTGAGCTTGTCGGAGAAGCTGTAGGGCGCGACCTTGAAGAGCTTGCACTCTTGGGAGACACAGATTCAAGCGACACCTACATCGCTATTACGGACGGTTGGGCAAAGCTCGCCGCTAACGCTGTTTACGGCGCGGGTGCGGGCAAAGACTTTGATCCCGCTGGCACTGATTATCCGACGGATATGTTTGAGGCAATGCTTGGCGCGCTGCCGAAAAAGTATCTCAAGGATAGGAGTAAATGGCGTTTCTACGTGCCCTTCGATGTCGAGAACAAGTATCGCAACCTCATGATTAAACGCAATACAGGGTTAGGCGATGCGGCGTTGCAGAACGCGGAGCCCGTGAGCTACAAGGGCATACTCGTGAAGATAGCTCCTGTTATCGAGCGCGCAAGTGCCGAGGTTGGCGATATCGCGATGTTGGCATATCCTGACAATCTCTGTTGGGGCGTGTGGCGCGATATAAAGATGGAGCCTGATAGACTCCCAAAGGCGCGCAGAACCGATATCGTTGTATCCACCCGCGTGGACGCGAATTACGAGGATGAGAATGGGAGCGTCGTCAGCTACATCGAGCAGGCAAAGCCAGGCTCGTAAAGTTAGTGTGATAATTCCCGCTGATACAGAAGGTTTACGGGATGAACACCTAGAGGTAGTAATGGAACGAGTAGGAGCCGCGTTAGAGGGTGCCGAGATAATTATACAACGCGGCTCCCCTGTTCCGCTTTACAACAAGGCTCGTGTTTGTAACGAAGGCGCTCGCAAAGCGGCGGGGGATGTGTTGATATTCCTCGACTCGGATGTTCTCCACGCCCCCGAAGTTCTAAAGCGAGCGGCGGATGTAAAGGTGTGGGGCAAGCCTGCGGGGCTCGTTAGAGAAGAGAACGGCAAGCTCCGTTCTCCTACTGAAGGGCAAGGCGGGTTGTTCGCGTTCTCACGGGAGGCATTTGAGAAGGTTGGCGGCTGGGATGAACGGTTCGAGGGATGGGGCGGCGAAGATGACGCGTTGGCGGTTGTTGCCGAGCGTGTTCTTGGGAAGCCAGAGAACCTTGGGGCAGAAAAGATAACACATCTTAACCATGAGCCCCAGCCAGGAAAGGCAAAGGCGAGAAGCACGGAATACCCCAACAGGAGGCTATTGCG